GTTGTTTTAACCTTTATTGATAATCCATCCATTTATTTTCCCCCTTGTTTGATTAGGATGTTGCTTTTGTGATTGCGCCTGAAATTGGCCAAGTAACTGAAGCGGTGGCAAGTTCGCCAACGCCACCGTTAAGTGGTGTCCATTCTGAGATTAAAACTGAGAATGTGTATGAAGGATTTGTTGGGCTTACTGCTCCATTGACAGGTTTGACAACGCAATTCACGGCTGTTCCAAGCAAAGGATAAATTACTTGTTCAACGCTTGATGTTGCAAAATCCTGATGGAATTCAAAAGTCGCAGAATTATCAGCTAAGCCAGCAACACGCTTTTTTGCTGTATCGCCAAAACTTGTGGTTTCAACGATGTCAAAGCTAGTTGAAAGACTTATGTTACTGATGTGGTCACTCAAATCTGAGTTTGTACCGAATACAACTTGTGCGTTTGTTAAGACTAATCTTGCCATTTTATGCGGTTGCCTTTGTGATCGCGCCTGAGATAGGCCAAGTTACGGATGCTGTTGCGAGTTCACCAACTCCACCGTTAAGTGGTGTCCATTCAGAAACAAGTGCTGTGAAAGAATATGAAGGTGATGTTGCACTTACGGTTGAAGTTGGTGAGACCACTATTGTAGTGGTATTTCCCAAAAGTGGGTAAATGGTTGCTTCAACATTTGAAGTTGCGAAGTCTTGGTGAAATTCTAAAGTCACGGAATTATCTTGCAAGCCGGCAACGCGGGTCTTTGCCGCTGTTGAAGAAAATGCTGATGTTTCAATGACATCATCTGATCTTGAAAGTGAAACTGAAGAAATATGATCGCTCAAATTGACTCCATTTACTGTCACCTTCGCATCTGTTAATACGATTCTTGCCATTTATTTGGCTCCTTCTTGAGTTGTTACTGGCTTGATTGACGGTGTTGAATCTGATTTAATATGTAAACCTTCAACAAGTGCATCAATGTTCACACCTGCTTCAAGTAGTTCCTTTTCGGTGAAAGTGTCACCCTTGCTTTTTCCGCAAACCTCTAAATCTGAGGTTATTGTGTAGCTCATTTGTTTCTCCTTATCCCCAAATTGTGAGGCGGTAGCGGTAACTTAAATAAAGATTGCCTTGCGAATCATAAGTTCCTGATTCGGCGCTTAATACTCGCAAAGTTTGAACTGCGCCCCCCAATGTGCGATCACCTTCAAGGGCGGCCTTAATTGAACCTGCACCCGAACCTGCCAAGTAAGCATCTAGCTTGTCTTGACCCGAACGGGCATCAAAGCGTTGCACAATCACATAAATATCAACATTGGCTTGGTCTAAACCTCGCGCATTGTCAATATCAAATGTGAAATCTAATTGCCCCACGATTGCGCAGGGTGGCGTTGGCACCTCAGGTATCAAGTCAAAGGCGCGAAGCCCTGTAATGGTCTGTAAACGGGTTTTAAGCCCATCTCTGACGGTGCTTGGATTCATTTAGCAATACCATTCTGCTTGCGGAATGGGCGAACTAATGCCTCAACATCGGCATCCAATTTAGCTGAAAGTCGAACGGTGCCAAGGTCGGGAGTGCCAGCAATTCCGAATGGTGATTGACGGCGCACAAAGAGGCGGGAAGCCTGAATTAGCGTTGCCATATTGATCTCCGCAGGTGTAGCTGACCATCCCCAAACGCCTTGAACGCGTACTGCTTGAGGTAAGAAGTAGGGGAAAACATAACTTCCAACCGCCAAAATGCGTGAGTAAGGCCAACCTCGGCGGGGATTATTGACAGGTTCGGTCAAGAAATCGCCTGTTGTCCAAACGCTTTCATAAGTTTGGTTGAAATTGTCATCTGTTGCGATTTGGCTAATGCTGACAAAATCATCAACAGGCAAAATGTAAGCATCTTCGGGTGTGTAGTAACGATAAACAGGCGCTTGAGTTGTTCCATCTTTGTAAAAGAAACGCCCTGTGTAATCGTCAATCATTCGACTTGCTGAGGTAACGGCAGCCTCAAGCGGGGTGTCATCAACTGAGTCGGTAATGGCAAGAGATGCCTTTAACTCGGCAAGGGTGCAGTAGCCGTTAGTTATTGCCACGAATGATTCTCTTTTCTGCTTTAGGCAGCATCGCCCTTTCTAAATCAGGGGCAGCCGTTGCGGTTTCTTTTGGCTTGCGAGCTAATCGCAAAATTCTTTTTAATCTTTCCATAATTGGTGGTGCCGTTCATCTAACCAATAAGACTTTTGATGCGGCAAAATTGCTCCCGTGTTTACATAAATTGGGAAACCTAATGCTCTAATTCTACGGCAAAAAAGTAAATCTTCACCAATCCAATTTCCATCAACGGGGCCATCCCAAAACCAACACCAATCAGGGCCTTGGTTTTTGTCTGCGGTTTCACGCATTTTTTCTAACACGCTGCGGTGGATAAGCAAGCAACCTGTTCCCGCAGCATCAATTTCAAAAACTGAATTCTTATCGTACTTATACAAAGGCAAAAAGCCTTCGGGTGCATCTTGGAAGATAGCAGGCACCGGTTTTGGATACGGTGCGCCTTCAATTCCAAATCCTGCAAAAACTAAACCTGCCACAACGGGGCGTTCTTTATCGTGGGCAGTTTCAAGCAATTTATCAAATGCTTCAACTGATAATTGTTCATCGCTGTCAATTAGCAATAACCAATCAGACTTTGTGCCATCTAAGAATTGCTTTACAACGCGGTTGCGTTGTTTTGACAATAACCCTGAACCTTTAACGCGAACGAATGGGCCAAGTCTTGCTGATCTTGCTTGCGCTAATTGAATGAGGCGATAAGCAAAAGCACCATTGACGGTGCCAGGGTCGCAACTACCGATTGAAACTTTGTGAGCTGATTTCATAGATTCCCCCGAATCTGTTTTGGGAAGTGTTGAAGGGGCAAGTCGGGGGAGTCTTGCCCCTTCAACACAATCAAGAAACCTTCAAATTAGAAGGTTGGTGCTACCAATCCGGTTCCAGAAATTATGCTGGCCGCTAATGGGTATCTTTCTGCTGAGAAGGCTGCATAGCCGTAAACAACTGACTTAACTGTGAGATTGCCTGCTCCAGTAGCATCGAAAGACAATGCGAATGGTGAGCCAGGTTGTTCCCAAAGGTGCATTTCAGGTGCAGCAACGCAATAGATTTCATCTTGGTTTGTTGAAGCGCCGTATGTTGTACCAACTGAAGCATCTGTGATGATTGGAAGTCCAAGCATCTGATAGCCGCTGTTACCATAACCTGCAACGCCTGCGCCTGTACCAATTGCGTTCATTGGGCCACCCGCAGCAGGAACTACTAATGGGCGGTTTGAACCATCAACGGCAGCAAGCAAGAAAGCAAGGCGGCGTGGGTGCATAATGAAGTGAGTTGGTGTTGTGAATGTGTTTGCCTGAACTTGCTGAATTGCATCAGCTAGTTTTGGATAAAGCAAGGCAACTGTTGGTGTTGTTGCTGTGAATGTGATGGCATTTCCACCTGAGTTGCGGATTCCCTTGATTGTGCCTGCTGTGCCTGCACCATTAAGAATCTGAGCATCAAGTGTTGTGTGCCAAGAACGGATTAGGTCGGCAACAATGAAAGCATCAATGCCTGTTCCGCGCTCGATAGCCTGCTTTGAAATATCTTGCTGACCTGCAATTGTGCGCACATTGATTGTCAATAGTGTGTCATCTGCATCTGTTTCTGAAACTGCATCATTCTGTGTGACCTGTACGGCTGTTGAAGTTCCTGTTGTCATACGGGAAATGTTCAGGGTCATTCCGGCTGCTGGCAGGGTGTGCTTGCTTGTTGCGAAATCCGCTGTTGGGCGGCCTGCGCGAGCAAGTGGTGCTGCTAGATCAACAAGGTATTGTGGAATAACAAGACCATCAAATTGAGCTGTTCCGACATCGCGGCGCTCAATTGATTCTTCGCGCATATGGCGAGCAAGGCGCTCATTAGCTGCGAAATCTCCGCGTGAAGATGCTGCGAAAGCATCCTTTACGAATGAAACCTCAGCCTCAGGTGAGTATGTGCGAGCTTCGCGTGTAACTGTTGCGCCACCCTTAGGTGTAACAACTGCTGCAACTGATGCGCGAACTTCAGATGCCTTAGCATCTGCAACTGCTTGAGTGTTGAACTTTTCAATCTTTGTATCTAGTGAGCGTGATTCTTCAACCAAGGCATCAACCTTTTCGGTTTCCTCGGCGGTTAAGTCTGTGCGTTCTTCAGCGGCAACCGCTTCAAGAACTGCATCTAGTTCAGCCTTAACTGCATCACGGCGCTCAATTACTTTGTCAAGAAATGACATTTGTTTTGCTCCTTATGAGTTTGTTGGAAAATTTGAGGTGGTGGCGATAGTTTCACGGCGCTTTGAGGGTGTGAGGTCGCTCCGACTTCATCTGCTGATTGTTCAGCAGAAACTTATTTTGTGTTGTTTACAATTGCCTTAGCAAGGCGAAGTGAGATTTTGCGAGCTGAATTTTCTGTTGGTTCAGGTAGCGGTTCAATATAACGCAACTCTGACATTTTATGACCAACCAAAGTTTCTGTTGCTTTGTAGCCATCTTCAACTTCTTCATAAATGCGAATTAGAACCGCAGGGTCACCTTCTTCGGCTGTAACGCTGAAATCAGTTCCCGGAATACCTAAAACGCCTTCTTCCATAATGTGTTCAATGCGACCTCTTGCGGTGCCGCCACTTGAATCCCATTCAACGAAATCGCCAACCTTCTCGCGAGATTCTTCTTCAAGTTCACCTTCGGAGCCTGTAAGCATTGCCATCATTTCAACGGCTCGCATAATGTAATCGTGACCTTCGGAAAGATCATCAAAAATTGTTTTCAAAACAACCAAAGATTCGCCTGTTATTTCACGGCCTTCTTTAACTGCGCCAATTGCTTTGCGCAATTCTTCTCTTGCCTCAACTGATGTGGTTGGGTAGGCAGGATAAGTTACAACTGAAACATCGCCATCTGAAAGTGAAACTTCAGTTAGAACGCGGCGTGAACGATCTTCGCTCCACTTTTGACGAATAACACGAAAAGCAAAGCTCATTTGATCAACATCACCGCGAGCAATTAAGGTGTGAATGTCGCGAGATTCTTGAGTATCTGCCAATTCTGCGCTGAAATATAGTCCACGATCATCTTCAGTAAGGTTTAGAGTTCCATTCTTGGTTCTAGCCAAAGGCAACCCGGAATGGTTTACTAATAGGCGAACATCAGGTGTTTCGCTTAAAGTCTTGCGAAATGCGCCAGGGGCAATTGATTCTTTGAATGGAAGCGGAACGCTTGAGTCATTGAAAACGGCAGCATAACCCGAAAGGCGCATTGTGCCATCGTCAGCTTGTCTTGCCTCAACATCGCGAACTGTGAATGTGCGGCGCTCAATCTTTTTCATTTTACTCCTTGAGTTTGTTTCTGCATCTAAGGCATCAATTTTTCTTTGCGCCCAATTTTCAGCTCTATCACTAAAATCAGAATCCCCACCCCAAAGAAGCCAAGCAACTAAACCTGCGCCGGGATATTGAGAATTTGAAGGGTCATTATTTTTTGGGGCTTGTCCATCAACTTTGTGACGGGCAAACCAAGGTGCCATCTTGCGAACTTTGTTTTCAGATACTCGACCTGCTGCCATTTCACGCGCTTCGCGTTTAGTTGCATCAGTTAAGCCATCTCCCCCAAAGCCTTCTTGCAGATATTTCAAACCGCGAGCTGCGTTGTCACGAATAAATTGTGGAACGCTTAAATCAACGGCGCGAATTTCTCCACCCGGTTCCATATCTTCAGAAATTGAAACCGCAATCATTTGGTCAATTGCATCTTGCTTAGAATCGTGGCACCCAACTGTTGTGTAGGTTCCGTCAGATTCCTCTTTCACCGTTGCCCAACCTGAGCAATCACTTTGTTCATCGCTTATGTAATAAGGCATTTGGTTCCTAAATTAAAAGTAAAATTTCTGCATCATCTTCAATGATTGAGAAATCAATCCTAGATTCAGCACTTGCCTTAATCCCTGCCATTTTTGTTTTTGCTGTTGCAACAACTGTTTTAATAGTTATTTCAATTTCAGGTTCAACAACAGGGAAATTAGGTTGAACAAAAGAATAACCTGTTGAACTTGAGGCAGTTTGTTCTTGAGGAATTACTACGCTTGCTGACAATCCCCCAAGATTTGCTGTTGCTGTTACAACATTTGTGACTTCAGCGGTTGCGGTGGCGGTTAAACCCTGCAAATCTGCTGATGCTGTTGCATAAACGATTGGCCCTAGAACATCAACGCCAAGTTGAGAAGTGTCTAAAACAAATTGCGCCATTTAGCTTGCGATTGTTAGGGCAACTGTTAGAGATGCTGATGGGATTGTGTAAGTATCGCCTGCCGTGTAGGCATTGCCGCTGATTGTTCCTGAAAATAGGAAGTTGCCTGCGGTGCTTGCATCCCAAGCGGTGAAGTAGGTGGCATCTTCGCTGCCTGCAATTGCTGTCCAAGTAACATCAGCATCATTTGCCATTGAGCCACTACCTGCCGCACCAAATGAAACCGACTTGCGGGTGGTTTCGGTGGCAGGATTTGCGGTGCCATTAGCACCGGGATCGCCGATGTGAAGTTTTACATAGGCAGTTGATACTGAAAATGCTGTTGCGTTACCAACTGAATTAAGAAAAGCATTTGCTAAATAAGAGCTTAAACCTGTTGCCATTATTCTTCACCCTCAACAAATTCTTCCGTGATTGATTCAATTCTTCCAAGATCATCACGCACAACCTTCTTGATAACTCTTTGGCGTGAAATTGTGTTGGTGACTTGAACTGTTGGAGATTCAACATTGACATTTGGCGCAGCAACATTGACTTGAGGGGATTCAAGCATCACCATTGCAGGCTCAATTGTTACATTTGGCGCTTCAACATTAACTGTTGGTTCAGGAACTTGAACAATCATTGAGTTATTGCCATTGCGGGCTTCGCGTGAATTGACCTCATAAGCCGAACTTGGGTCAGCAGGGTCAATGCTTGAAATCTGTTGTAGCTGAGATGAAGGCAAACCTGTGTGTTTCATATCAGGTAAACCAACGGCATCTGTAACTGCCTTGGGGTCAAAGCCAACCTGAATCAAGTTAGAGGCAATTTCTGCTCGCAACTTCAAACCAACATCCTTGGCATCGGCTGCATCAATGTTTTGTAGCGGCACACGGTATTGATCGCCCGATTCAACAGGTGACAAATCTTCAATGCTGCGAACATCGTTCAAGCTCAAGAAACCTTCACGCAATCCCTTGGTGTAAGCATCATAACGCTCAAGAGTTGTGCCGCGAAGTAGCGCATCAAGGTTAAATCGAATGAAACCATCAGGTTCAGGCAACAAAGTTGATAGTGCTTGCTCAATTCGTTCCAAGATTGGGCGCAATGAGTGCTGAACAAATGAAAGATTCTGCGCTTCAACTGAGGCAAATGACATCGCACCCGCAACAGGATGACCTAAAAGGCTAAGTGGAACGCGGAAAATGCGAGCAATTTCCTCAACTGAGAAGCGGCGAGTGTCCAAAAGTTGCGCATCATTGGCGTTAATTTGTAGCGGTTTGAACTGCGCACCACCCGAAAGGATGCCAATTTTGCCCGCACGATAAGGCCCTGTGTGAGTGATGTTCCAATCGCGCCCAATATCTGATGCCTGTTCCTCAGTTAGATCACCGGGAACTTCAATAACACCGCCAGGGTTGGCAGCATTGCCGAAGTAAGCGGCAGCATAAGTATCGGCAGCCATTGCTGAACCAATTGTGGTTCGGCAGGCGGCGATTGGGCTTAGACCATAACGCTGACCTGGCAAACGGAACTCAGGAATGTGAAGAACATCTTTGCCACTTAATTTTTGCTCATAGATACCTTGAGCATCTCTTGCCTTCACATAATAAACCAAAGGTTCATTTGGATTTGGGCGTTCAATGCGAACATCGCGTGGGTCAAGAACCCAAAGCTCTTGAATGTCACCAATATCATCGCGCAAGGTCATAATGTAAGCGTTGCCCTCAAGTTTGAATGAGGAAACAATCTGCTCATAAAATTCAAGGCGAGTAGTTTCAGGGTTTGGCTTTGTCACCCATTCAGGTTGCTCACCATAAACAACTGCATAAGGCAAACGATTGCGACCTCGGCGCACATAAGCGCCAACAGGTAATGATGAAACGGTATCGCAAAGCAAGCGAACGCAGGAATAAACTGTTGCCATTCGGATAGCTGACTCAGCATCTACAACAACACCCGACATTGATTGACTTGGTGGGCGGCCAGGAATAATTGGCTCAACATATTGAGAATTTATTGCTCGCTTATCGCTTGCCCCACTTAAACGCTTAGATAAACTCATCAGTTAGCCTTTTCTGTAATCCATACTAGAAATGAACCTAAAACAATAAATGCGGCAGGCAAAGAAATCATTGCAAGCCCTGAAGTAACAAGGCTTATGCCAACAACTTCAACGATGAGTGAGAAATCAATCTTGTTGAGTTTCATTTTCATCTCCTAAACCTGAATCGAAAAGAATTTGGCAACCGGCTTTGCAGGTTCAAGCGGTTGAGTGGCACGGTCATATCCGAAAATTGAAGCAACGGCAGCATCTACCTTGCGGCGTGAACTTGCCTTGGCAACCATAACTCCGCGAGATGATTGCTTTGTCACGCAGTTTGCAATGTGTCTAGCAAGTGCGGGATTACCATCGTGAGTAAACGATTGGTTCACAACTGCTTCGTAGAATTTTTGCGTGGCGGGAACCATTCGTTCAGCAGAATTCGGATAGCTGACAACGGGTAACCCTTCCTCATCCAAGACCATAAAAGTTCGCTGCCAACGGGCGGGGTCGAACACGATCTCTCGGACACTAAATCTTTCATCCCTGAAGGTGCTGATGATTGTTTCTTCAACTTCGGCAACAGGAATGTGCCAATCTTGTTCGGCATCATCTGGCCTTTCCCATAAACCGACAACCATTAAATGTGGCTTTGAACCACCAAGTAACCACGCAACAAGTGCGGTGGAGTCATTTGAAAACGCACCATCAAAGGCAAGAATTACATCTTCGCCAATTTCAGGATAACGATCTTCATCGGCTAACGCTTCCCAAGCACCTGTTGGCAACCAAGCAACCGAAGTATTCACAAAACAATTAAGGCGCTTGGTTCTAAACTCAGCTTCAGGTGTTCGCAAAACTGCCGAACGCA